AAGACGGGTTCTCCGTCGCTTGCGCGAGCCAGCGCGCGTCCCCGCGCACCTGCTCTACTGTGGCGGTGTGGTAGCGCGCCGGGACGCGCGCGCGGCGCAGCGCGGCAGCCCACTCCTGCGGCTCCTCAACTGGATCAAGCCTGCGTTCCCGTACCCAAGTCAAACGCCCCTCCACCCTTGCCATGCTCGCCTGTCCACCTACGCGCAGCGCCGCGCTTCACTGCCGTCTTCGCGACCGGTGTGGGGCCTGGAATCTTGATGCCCAATACTACCCGAGACACGAGCCGCCCCTCACCCGTCATGCCGTGTGCGGCCACGTCTGCAATGAGATGAAACACGCAGTCGATGCGTCGTCCCAGGAACCTGACGTTCCCAGCCTGACTGATGATCCACGCGTTGCTCTGAAGCCAGCGAAGCTCGTTCTGCACGACGCTCGGCGAGCGCCCCGGCATGGCCAGCGACAAGTCGCGCGCCGTGTAGTGGCACTCGACGTTGTGCTCCCCAGCCGGGTTCATGGGCATGGTCGTCACACACGCCTCGAACAGCTTCACGTAGAGCGCCCGCGCTTGGGCCGACCGCGCGATGTAGTCGTCGGGCTGGATGACTACGCTCACGCGGACGCGTCTTCCGTGTCGCCGTCGGGCTCGCTCGTGCCCCCCGGCCACGCGACCACCGGGCCCTGGAGCGCAGACAGGTACCTGGGCGGGAAGTGCCACCGCTCGACCTTCGTGAGCCCGACCATGCGCTGCGCGAGCGTCGAGTAGAACGTGCGCTGCGCCGCGTACTCTTTGTACATGGACGGCGCGGCGATAACTCGCACGAGGTAGGCCGGGTGGTGCGCGTAGCCCACCATGACCCAATCCTGTGGAGCGTCCGGCGGGGCGAAGCGGGTGAAGCTCCACACCGGCGGCGGCTCATCGAAGAAGTAGCGCGTAGCGACCTTACCCAAACACACCACGATGCGCGGGCGCACGGCCTGCAACATCAAGTAGGTACGCTCAGAGCACGCTGCAAGCTCCGGGAACGTGGGCGGACGGTCATCACCCCACCGCGCACCCGCCCGACACCCCAGCACGTTCATCCAGAACACTTGCGTGACCGGGTCAATGGACGCCGCACGCGTGATCTCGTCCTGTAGCTTGCCGGAGCGTCCGACGAACGGCTCTCCAATGTCGTTCTCGTCCTTCCCGGGGCCTTCGCCGAGGAATGCGAGCACGGCAGCCGGGTTGCCACGGCAATGGACCACCCGCATGCGTGATGAGCTAAGGTGGCACCGCGCGCACGACTGGTACGCCGCCATGACCCGCTTCACGCCGTCGAGCGAGTCGGGCCCGAGCGTGGGGTAGTCCAGATAGGCGCGGTTGATACCGGTCGCAGGGGGGTAGCTCGTAGTGCGCAGCGCCAAGGCGTGCGCAGCCGTCACGTCAAGCGGCGCTGGGCCCACCACGCTCGAAGCAAGGACCGGCGCGCCGTCGGGTGGGGCATGCCAGAAGGTAGCGGTCTCCAGGCGGCGCATCGCTCTCCTGCTCTCGCGGAGCGACGCGGCGGCTCCACTCCGCCGCGTCGCCAGGAGAACCTAACGCACGCTGATCGCCCCGTCAAGAACCTGCTGCGGGCGGCCCAGGGGCGGCGGGCGGAGGCGAGAGCGACGCCGCGTCCGCTGCGTGGTCCGCAGCGTCCGCCACGATCTCGGCGCGCGCCTTCCCGTGGTCGGCCACGCCCTGACCGACGATGTATGCGCCGGCGAGGACCATGATCTGGTTCGCGATCTCAGTCGCGGTCTGGTGGTCGATGTACTCGCCGAGCCCCGCCTTCGGGGCGAGCCGCACGAGGAGCGCGGTCAGGCTCGACGTGATGCCGACCACGAACTTCTTGGAGCGGAGCAGGTCTACCAGCACGCCACACAACGCTTCTCTCACGTCGTCCTCCTACAGCGCTGCCAGAAGCAGCGGGAGCGCCGCCTGGCCCATGGTCTTCAGCACGTAGAGCGCGGTCGCCTTCACCTCGTCCCACGCCTCAGCGCGCGCCACGCTCGCGTCATAGGCGACGCCCATGGCCTTCTTGATCGCGGACTGACGCTCGTCGTGCGACGCGCGCTCGCGCAGGTAGACGAGCCGCGCCTCCTGCTCCATGCCGAGCGCGAGGTAGCTCGTCACCTGCGTGAACGCGCTGGCCGACACGGTGCCGATCGCGTTCTTGCTGCCAGCGATCTTGGCGATGGACTTCTCGGCGCTGTCGCGCATCCCCTCCGGCAGCGCCGGCACGATCTCGGCCTTCCCGCGCGCGGCGAGGCTGTCTACCCAGGAGCCTTCCGCGATCTTCTCGGAGCCCTTCTCGACGCCCTTGGAGATGATCTTGTCGAACTTGTCGAGGATCGCCACGGGCTACTGCCCCGACGTGACGGGGGCGTACTCCGCGGGGAGCGCCCTGTCGTTGATGTTGTGGTCGAGGACGTGGAACGCCGCGACCAGGTTGAACTGCGACTCCTTCTGCTGCGCGGGCGAAAGCTCGTCCCACTCGCGCAAGTTGCCGTGCCCGACCGCGGCAGCGGTCGAGATGAGGTCACGATCCTCCTTCGCGATACACCCGCTGAGCACCAACATCAGGCTCAGCACGAGGGCAAACACCGGCCTCACTTCTTCCTCCTGTTCATCACCTTGCTCATCATGCCGCCTACTGCCGACATGACCTGAACGTTCTGTGCTGGGTCCAAGCGAGAAATGATGTCCAACACCGCCCCGCCGACCCCGCTGCCGCCGAGGAGGTTCTCAACGAGCCGCGTGTCTGCGCCGGGCTTGTCGAGCGGGCCGGCCAGATGCGCGACGATCGCGTCCGTCATCTCGTCCCCGACCACCGCGGCCAGTGCCGAGAAGAACTCCTCCACCACCTCAGGAACGAGGAGCCCAGTACCACGCATCTCTACACCCTTGCGCCGGAACATGGCATGCGGCATCCGACCTGCCGCGCGCAACAGTCGTGGGAGGCCGGGGTGGTCGCGCTTGATGCGCAAGCGGAACGCTGGGACGTCCTTCGTGGGCTGCTGATGTGCCATGCGCTAGTACCTGTTACCGATGAGCCCAAGTAGACGTGAGTTGATGTTGACCGCGCCGGCCGTCTGAGTCACCGTCATCGAATTGGTCGTCGGGAAGGACGCGGTCCACGTCGCGGTAGCGCCCTGGTTGTTGAACCCGATGCTGCTGTTGACTGTGTCCAAGTTTCCACCGTCTCCGTCGATCATGAGGCAGAACTGCTGAAGCGGCGACCGGCGCGCGAACCCGAAGTTGAAGATGTCTGTTGAGAAGTGGACGGAGAACAGAAACCCGAACTCGGCGGTGTGCCCACCAGGCAGACTCACTGAGAACGGACCACCGGTTGATGCTTCCACAGCATCGAACACAGACGAGATGCGGTAGTCCGTGGACAGGTCATGACGGTGGTCCGTGCGCGACACGAGGGACGACGCCCCGGCACTACCTCCGGCCGTGTCACTACCCACACCCGTACCGTACCCCGGGAAGGCGCCGCCCGTCGCCGCAATGGTGATCTCGACTTCGTCGTCACCACCGTCGTCCACGATGGCGATGGAGATGTTCGAGCCCTCGATGAAGTTGTACTGCGGCCGGCGTGCCGTCGCCGCGCCGCTGTTGCGGCGCCCGCGGATGCCGGTCAGGCGCGAGTCGCTACCCTGCACCGCCTCCAGCGCCGTCGTCTCGCCGTCGGTCGCGTACAGTACCTTGCCACGCACGGTCGTGGTTGCGTCCGGGATGTCGCCGGCCACCTGGTCGCGCAGGCGGTAGACGGTCGAATCGAACAGCGGGCGCGCCGGGTCGTTCCGCGAGAACACCTTGGGCGTGCCCACAAGCTTGACATCTGTAGGGGCGCCGCCAGCGACTTCCGTCTCGATGGTGACGATGGCCGTCTCGACGCCTGACGCGTTCAGGTAGAAATAGGTCAGCGTCCAGATGCCGCCTGCCTCCGTGATCCGCCCGTAGATGACGGAGCCCACCGTGATGTGCAGCATCTCGTCGCCGGCCTGGTCCACGATGCCGACGTAGTTCGCGGGTGGCGACGTGATGATCCCTCGGATGCTGGAAGTCCCGCCCGGCGTCTCGCCCACGAACAGCGCCGTGACGACGTCGCTCGTTCCTGTAGGCGCGGCGCCCAACGCACCCTTGTCGATCAGGTACCCGTCCAGGTCGCGCGACAGGTAGAAGATCCCCGCGATGCCGGTGATGTCCGTAGCCGTCACCGTCACGGCCCCGATCTCGGTGACGAGCACATAAGCAACGGGGATGGCCTGGTCGGGAAGATCGGGGCCCGCCGTGAAGCCGGGCGCGCCCTGGAACACGGGCGACGCGACGGCCACCTCAGTGCCGACCGCGATCTGCACGGCGCCGGTGACGTCGATGTAGACGAGGTCGTAGCGCTTGAGGCCGGCGCCGCTCACGCTCGTGAAGCCGGCCGACGTCTGGTCTCCGCCCGTGAAGCGGTCGTACACACGGTAGGCACCTGCGAACAGGAAACCCGCACGCACGACGACCTGGTTCCCGGGCGGGCTCTCAGCCTCCGCCCGGAAGAACCCAGCCGGCCCCAGGTTGAGTTGCCGTTCCGCAATGCGATCGATGGTCATGGCAACCTCCTAGCCAATGGTCCGCTGAACCAGATAGCAGACATCTCCGGGGATGAGCGTGAACGAGATGAGGTTCACACCCTTGTTCCCCGCCGGCCCACCGATCGGAGCCGTGAGCGGCGGCCCCGCTTCGAGGTACTGCTGTGTGCGCACCATGCGCTGGCCGTTGATGAAGAAGTCGATGTGACCGGCGCCCACGGCGAAGTCGAACGTCGCCGCCACGCTGGCTTCACCGCCCAGGAGCGACTCGTAGATGGTCTCGTTGACCACTGTGGACGGACCGATGAGCGCGATGCCCGCGCAGTCGCCCGAACTGGTCGGGTTCACGAGGAACGTGATGATCCACGTGAAGCGCATCTCGAAGCTGCTGGTCTTGATGATCGGGTTGAACGTCTTCCGCGCGAACATCGAGCCGGCCGCGAACGGCCCCGTGAACAGCCCCGACTCGGTGTAGGTGAAGCCGTTGCCCTCAGTCGTGAGGAAGGTCGTCTCGGCCGTGAGGATGTTGCCGTTGACTGTGATGCTAACAGCCTTGCGCACGCTGGTGGTCTGCTGGAGCGTGATGTCACCGAGCGCCGGGGGGTTGGCCGGGAAGGTGGGGTCGCCGAGTTCGATGTAGTTGAGCGCGGAGTTGATGACCCCGGCCATGGCGTTGGCCATGAGCGACTCGGCCAAGGTCACGACCAAGTTCGGGTCGTCCTCATGCGTGACCCACGGCCCGGTCACGCCGTGCGGCGTCACCTCGCGCGTCTCGACACGCAGGTGCCCGGACGGGCCCGGCATCCGGTCACCGAACAGGCTCACCCCCGACACGGAGCGCGGCAGGACCACGCCGTCGGCGCGCCGCACGAGATGCTCCGGGAACCCGTCACCGGCCAGGTAGTGCCCGAGAAGCTGCGCTTGCCGACGCAGCACGTAGTCCGTCGCCTTCTTGGTCATCTCGTGTCTCTTCCTACCCGACGAGCACCACGAAGCCCGTGCGGGCCTCGGGGTGCGTGACCGTGACGCGGTTCTCGTTGACGTGGAGGATGAAGCAGTGGTCAGCCTTCCGCACCTGGAGGAAGAGGCTCACCGACCCGCCCGTGGGCACGACGTTGCCCACGTTCAGGCGCGTGCGCACCGTCTGCCCGGCCAAGAACTTGTTCGCCGCGGTGACAGGAGTGCTGTTCACGATGGCGCCTGTGGCCAGCGGTCCTGTCACGGACACCAACCCACCCGTGACCGGCGTCCCGTTGATGGTCGGCTGGTAGACGAAGTTCGGCGCGCCCGTGATGGCCTCCGCCACGACGAGGTACGCACCGATGACGAACCCGTCCCACGGGGCCACGAACCCGCCGTGATCCTCCGGGCCTACCGCGACCGTCAACACCGTGCTCGGCACGAAGCCGGCGGTCCACTGCTCGGTCGGCGGGTTGGCCGACGTGTAGGGCGTGAGCAGGCGGAAGCTGGCGTCGTACGCCTGCACGAGCGGCTGCGAGCCGAGGTTGTGGTCCACGATCCACGAAGCGAGCGCCGTGTCGAACTGCGCGATCTGCTTGACCGGCGCCGGGATGCTTCCTTCGATCCGCTGGAGCATCGTGCGCCACGCGCCGTTGAGGAAGGTCTCCAGCTTGAAGTTGGCCGGATCCGCGGCGTTGACTCGTAACTGCCCCTGCCGCGCGCTGAGCGGGAACGCGGGATCCGACGTGTAGTGCGTCTGCGCCAGCGCGCGGAAGTTCTGCTCCACAGCTACCGCATCCACGAACGCCCCCACGATGGGTGTGTCGTAAGCGAAGAGCCGCGCCGGTTCCAGTTCAGCCATCGCTACACCGCCTGCGAATACGGACCCGCGTCAATGTCGAGCAGGTCCGTGCCGGGGCACAGGAACCCGTCGAGCTTGTCCTCGATCAACACATCCGTCTCCGCCGTCCCGCTGCTCTCGTGCTCGATGAAGAGGTCATCTTGCCCTACGCCCGGGGAGGCGTCGAGGATGTACCGCGCCTCCAACCCCGGCCCGCTAACGGGGTGGCGCGAGTCTACCCGGAACGTCACGCACGCTGCGGCGTCCGTAGCGCCGGGGTTCACGTCGTCCAGTACCTCGAAGGCAAGCGTCAACGCACGCAAGAGGACATGGATGGGCCGCACCTCGTCCAGCCGGTCCAACACGGAGCGCAGCACCTCACTGTCCACGAGCGGGATGGGAGCACCTCCCGGGTTCATGAGGATCTCCAGGTCCATGCGCGCGGCGCGGTAGGGGAACTCGTCCTCGACCTTGTCGTAGCTCGCCGTCACTGCGCCGGCCGCGGGGGTACCGAAGTTGATCGTGACAGCGCCGGTCTGGTAGTTGACGGTTCCGCTCTGGCCTCCGGGCCCGACGATCGGTGCCGTGATCCCGAAGAAGATGCCTTCCTGGAGGTAGCCGTCGGGCTCGTCCTTCAGGACCACCGTGCCGTCCGTGATGCGCAAGCTGCCCGGGACGATCGGCGCGTCCGAAAGGATGGTGTTGTACTCGACGCTGCCGGACAACCCCACGGGCTCGGCGACGATCGCCATGCGCACGTAGCGCTCGCGGTTGTAACGGTTCTGGTCCTCGAACACTTCCTTCTTCCACAGCGGGAACACGCGAATGATGCGGAACCCCACCATGCGATAGAACACGTCGAAGCCGACGCGCTGCCCGAGCGCCTTGTAGGCGTGGAACAAGCCCTGCACCACGACGCGCTTGGTAGCCACGTCGAGTTCCTGCTTCAGCCGGTAGCCGAACCCAGCCGCGAGGGTTGGCAACAACTCCTCGGGGCATGTGAGCGGATCCGTGAGCGCGTCCATGCCCTCCAGGATCCCAAGCTCCTCGCCCTCCATCGATTCGATGACGTAGAACAACGTCTGGATCGCTGGCGCCAAACCGATGGAGTTCCACACCGCACGGATGTCGTTGAGCTTGTTCCATTGCGCGTCGGGGTCGTTCCAGTGCAAGTTGTAGCCCTGCATCCCGCTCTGCTGATCCTGCGTCTGGATCTGCGGGCGAAGGCGCCGGTAGAGGTCCACGCGGAGCTTGTTGTTCGCGCCGCCGATGCGGTCGTCCGGTGAACGTGCGCGCTCGTGACTGTTCGCCATGGCCTACGCTTCAGCTTCCGTTTCCGGTGCTTGTTCCGTGAGCTTGATCCGCCCAGCGACGGCGATCTGGTCGCCAGCTACCGGAACATCCCGGACCGGCGGGACGCCAGTCAGCGCGTCGTAGGTGAGCACCTGCGAACGGCCCGCTGCGATCGGCGAGCCCGCGAGCGCCGCCGTGAGGCGCGCGCGCAGATGGTCGAGCCTGTTCTGGGGGAACGGGTTGGCGCTATTGCCCCAAAGTCGTCCCCCGTTGTCCGCGAAGAGGCCCTTGTCGAGCCCTGGTCCGGTAGGCGTCTTCACGCGGTAGACGAAGGCCGAGTACATGAACGTGGTCACGTTCGTGATCTGCGCTTGGAAGTCTTGCGACGTGCCGACCGGGAGCGCCTGCAAGAAAGTGAGCGCGCCAACGCCCGTAGAGTAGACGATGTTGTTGGCGTTCTCGTTGTCCAAGCTCGGCCCGTGGAGCCCGCCCTGCCAGTTGTCGTAGGCGTCCTGAAGCGTGAAGCCAACGGTGCTCAACTCGCTCAGGCGAAGTCGCGTGCGGCCCTCGCCGTCGTCGCCGCTGGAAGAGATGTTCGCGAGCACACCACCACCGCCGGTCGCAGTACGGATCTGGAGCGTGAAGTCCTTCCGCACCCCGTCCGGCACCTCGACCAGCCGTCCGAAGCGCGCAATGCCGCCAGCGATCCCGGGCGGGGGGCTGGCGTTCCACTCGAAGACGACATGGCCCGTCTCATAGATGACGAAGCCGCCAGCGAGCACGTCGCCCACGATGTTGCCGTCGCCGTCGTCGAAGGCAATCAACTCGCCGCCGGGCTGCGCGCCGTCCTTCCCGAAGCCGCCCCAGAAGAAGAGGCGCCCCGGCTCCAGCGGGAGGAACTCCTCGGGCACGTAGATGTCCACGGTGCGCGTGCTCCACTCGACACGCACCGGCAGCGTCGGAGCGGCCAGGTACGTGAAGTTGAACACGCCCGTGCTGTAACCGATGGTTCCGATCGGCGTGAAGCCCTGGTTGAGCACGCCCGCTCCGTTGTCGAGCGCGATCTGCGGGGCACCTGTGCTATCGATGAACCGCAACGGGCGCGGGATGGGCTGCGGAATGATCCCGACGGGCAGCGTGCCGCGAAACTGCGCCGACGCGCCCACCTGGTTCCCGTCCACCACCGCGGACTGGTCTCCGCTCCACGCCCCGAGCGGCCCACGGTGAACGATGGGAAAGTAGGTCGCCGCCACGTCCACGAACTGCACAGAGCCGTCGCTCGTGCCGATCTCCTCGCTGAACGGGAAGAACACCTCGACCTTGGCCTCCGCCACGATGACGGAGTTGAGCGCCGGCGCCTGGAGGAACGTCGCCTCGAACTTGCCCGTGGCGTAGTCGGCCGTGTTCCCCGGGCCAGGGAGCACCGAGGGATCTACGTCGCCCGTGAACGCGCCGTCGCCGTCATCCACCATCTGCTGTCCGCCGTCGCTGACGGTGATGGACTCGCCGACCACGGCTGTCCCACTCTCCAGCACGAAGTCGCCCGCGAACAGCTTCGTACTGCCGTCGCCCGTCCCGAGCGTAAGCTGCACGAGGCGCGAGCCACGGATGGAGTCGATCTGCGAGCGGTCCACGCCGTCCACCGCCTCGATGGCAGCGAACAGCCCACCGATCGGCAGGTCCACGCCTGGGCGAACGAAGGCCGAGTTGAAGAACGTCTCGATGGCCTCCGTCACCGCAGCGAACACGACCTGGCGCGTGGCGCCTTGGATGAGGAGAATCGACACCTCCACGTCCATGAGGATGACCTGCCCGTCGATCACCTCGACCGCGGTCGTGAAGGTGCGCTTCGTGTCAAGGAAGCGCTTGATGCCGACCTTGAGCGGCGTGCCCGGCGTCGCGACGCGGCCGAGGTCGTCTCGACCCCACACTGCGACGCGCACGGTGTTCAACTCGGGGCGCTTCTGCTTCAGGAAGGCGTTGGCGTGCGACGGCGCGCCGAACACCGGGTCGATGTAGGTGGAAGCCGCCTGGACCCAATCCTCCTTCCGCACCGCGCGATCGTTCGACTTGGCGAAGCGCGGCGCGAAGAAGCGCGCCGACTCGACGGACTGCGGTGGCTCGCCGCCGCTGCCGCGCTCGATGTTGCGCAAGCGCACGGGCGTCCGCGCACCGCTCGGGAGCACGCCCTGGACGGCCTGGTCGAGCCGCCCCGGCGCGATGTTGCCACGGACTCCGCCGCCCACACGGTACGTGACCACGATGTCCGCGCCGTTCGGCGGGATGACACCGAACACACTGTCCCCGAACGTGATTCGGCCGGCGTCGAACTCGTCGTAGACGAGTTGGTAGCGCTTCTGTGCGCCCGTGACGAGGTAGAGCACCTGAATGATGTCGCCGGCTCCGGGAGCAGCCCCGTCGGCGGCGTCGCCGAAGCGGACACGCACCACGCCGTTGATGTCCAGGAAGGTGATGAACTCACGCGGTGCCCCCGTGAAGTCCTCGACCTGCTGCCACACCTGCACCGCGGACTGGTCCTGTCCGAGCGGGAACACGAGGACCGTCAGCGCGTCGTCGTCGCCCAAGTCCGTCAGCGCGTTGAGCAGCGAGAGCGTGTACTCCTGCGCCGAGAGGCCCGTGCCTGTGAACGTGTCGCGCCCGCTCTGTGAGCCCTCCACGAACACCAGCGACGCCACCTCTTCCCATGTCTCGCCAAGGACGACGACGACCACACTGCCGTCGATGGTCCCGGGCTGCGACAAGGCGAACGACTGGAACTTGGTGCCGTCGCTCACGAAGCGGTCCGTGCGCGTGAGCCCCTCCGTAAGCGCGATGACGTCGTCCGTCGTGCCGTCCGGCCATGCCGTGACACTGGCCGGGATGGTTGCGGGGTTGATTAGCTCGTAGGTGAGGTCACCTACGACCACCTTGGTCCCCGCCGGCAACATGATCGGTGCCGGCTGCGGCGGCTCCGGCTCGGCCAGCACAGCGACGCTCGCTGCCGTCGCGGGGCGCATGCGGAAGCCCTGCGCACGCGTCAGGATGCGCATCGACTCCAGCGTGTCGGCCAGGAAGAGCAGCGAGTTGCGAAACCGCCGGTCGTAGTAATGCGCGTTCTGCTCGTGGAACCACGAGACCACGTCGATGATGGCGGGGGCCACACCCGTCGCGACCACGTCGTTGAACGCGAACTGCCCGATCCGCGCCTTGAGCAGCGCGAGCGCGCGCTCGCGGATCGCAGAGAAGGTGCGGGCTGTAAAATCGACCGTAACGGTAGTCTGAGCCATGATGTCCTCTAGACTGCCAAGCTCAAGGTTCCGAACTCGATCGGAGCACTGAACACACGCCCGTCCGGGTCGCCCACGATCTGGAACGCGATGGTCACCACTACCTTGTGCGGGTCGTCCTCAGGGACGACGGTGCGCACCGTGCGCACCACCACACGCGGCTCCTGCCGCCCAAGGTCACGCCGCACGTAGTAACGAATGAGCCCCTGCGTGACCGAGTCGTTGGGCTCGAACACGAGGTTCGGGATCTCGCTCCCACCGAACGGATCGTAGGGCAGCGACCCAATCGGCGTAGTGATGATGTTGGCGATGGACGTGAAGACTACCTCCAAGTCCGTCTTCGGTCCGAGCGTGAGCGCCCACGACGGACCGAACTGGTAGGCCGGGCCCGTGAAGCGCCCGACCCGCGACTGCGGCAGCGCGCCGTCGGCCCCCATCTGTCGCCGGGCGAGGAAGGCGTACTGCGTAGGCGTGAGCGTGTTGAGCGCCGAGTACGTGTCGGACTGCTGCGGGCCGCCCTGAATCACGACGAACTGCCCCGAGGCCGGATCGAACTGCGTGACGAGCGCGTCCGGTGCGATGGTGGGCTCAGTCATCGCTAGTTGGCCTCGGTGGTAGTAGTGGACAGCACCGCGGCGGACGGCGTGGCCAGGACCAACGGCGGCCCCGTGACACCAGGCGCGCTCGTGACGGTGTGCGTGTGCGCGTCGTAGAAGGGGAAGAAGCGCACGTCCACCAGCTTGAACTTGGCGCCAGCCGCGCCTAGCGACACGAGCCCCGCCGTCACGAGGATGGCGATGCCTGCCGCACCCGACAGCGTGAACAGTCCGGCCGCCGCGAGCGTGAGCAGGCCAAGGAAGGTGTACAGCGCCGTGCCTGTGAAGGTGCTCGTGAGCGTTCCGCCGCCTGTCACGGTAGTCGGGGCCGTACCCGTCGAGGCAAGTGTGATGCCCTGCCCCTGAACGGTCACGAGACCCGTGCTGATGATGTTGACCACAGGCAAGGGCAGGTCGATGGCTTCGATCCTCTGCGTCAACGTCTCCAACGCCACGCGCGAGAGAGCCGGGAAGTCTGACAACTCCATCCTGCGCAGCCCAGGCGTCTGCGCCACGATCTTGACCCCGCCCTCCAACGGCGAATCGAGCATGTCGATGAACGACCCGCCTTGCGTGCGAATCCTGATCTTCTCCGCGCCGGCGACCCACCGCATCTCGATGACGTGTCCGCCAGTGGTGCGTAGGATGCGCGTCTTCGGGGTCGGGGAGTAGGAACTAGTGAACTCGGGGGGCGCGTCGCCGTCGCCGACGAACTGGCCGTGCCAGATGGGCTCGTGCGGACAGCCGCCCCAGAACGAGACCCACACGCCGTCGCCAGGCTCGAAGTCCGCATGGTAGTCGTGGACCGGGAAGCTCGGCTTCGCCCACGGCAAGCCAGCGTCCGGGATGAACTCGTCCTCGCTCTCGTCACCGTACACCTGCGGCACGCGCACGCGCACGCGCCCCAGGCGCAGCGGATCCTCCGTGCTCACGACGACGCCAGGCCACAGCCCATGCCACACCGTCGGCGGGAGTGGCTCGTCCGTGAGCGGAGTCGCGTCGATGGTAGTCGCCTGGTTCACGGCAACTCCTGCGCCACGACGATGGTAGTCGGCAGGATGCCCGCCGCCTGGAACTGGTCACGCGTCGCGGGCGTGTCCGCGTTGGCGCCGGTCGGCTGCGCGGCGCCCTCCTGCGCCTCACGCCGGTAGGCCGTGAAGTTCGTCACCACCACACCACGCTCCAGCACGTGCTGCACTTCGAGCACAGCGTAGCGCCCCATGAACGGCGTTTCGCGGCCGGCGTCCAGGTTGGCTTCCATCGAGATCACGCTGTTAGGGCGCAGCGTGACGTCGGGCCGCGTCCGAACACGCAGCCCCAGGTACCTGGGCGCGAGCCGGCCCCATCTCCCGCGCACCACCTCCTCGACGCGCGGCGGGGTGCGTTCGCAGACAGGGAAGGCGCGCGCGCCGTCGTCCATGCTGCGCGGCAACCGCGCGGCCAGCGCAGGATGAGTCTGCGCAGTCCCCGCGTTCATCTCGAACGTCACGGCCTGCTTCGTGCGGTAGTCGAAGCCCACGCCGCGCAGCGTGGCGGCTCCCATACGATCCGCCTCTCGCCCGTGGTAGGTCGCGGCGTAGCCGTCCACACGGTTCTCGACCGTGCTCATGTCGTAGCGACGAATGGATGGCGCGGCCAACGATGGAGACTGAAAGCGCAGCGTGTTCTCGTCAACCCACAGGTAGGCGTCACCACGGCCCGACGCCGTGGAGAGCCCACGCGCGACGCGCCGCACGAAGGCCCAATCATCCTCGCGGATCTGGTACCAGTCACGCGTGCCGCGCGTGTCTTCGATGTCCGACACCAGGTTGTGCTCGCTCGCGATCTGGCGCAGCACCTCAGCCGCGGTGCGCTCGCGAAACATGCGCAGCCGAGCCGTCTGCGCCAGGCGCAGCCCTGCGTCGGCCCCGCGCACCATGGCGCGCATGCTCGTGTCCTGACTGAACGCGGCGCGGCTCTTGTCCACCACGGCGGTGCGCCACTCCGTAGACTGCGGACCCTGGTCCTCCTCGACGCGCAGGCGGAACTGCACAGCCGTGTTGCGGTCCCTGCCCATCATCAAGTCGTCCCACTCGTTCCACGCTGACGCCGTGAAGTCGATCGTCCAGTAGAAGCCGCCGAGGATCAGACTCTCAGTCCACGAGAAGCGCGACACGAGCGGTGTGATGTCGAGCGCCGTCGAGTCGGACACGCGCATCTCCAAGCTCGAACTCACGCCGTGTTCGCCCTCCCGCCAGCTTCCTGGTAGGCGGCTCGGACACGCTCCAGCTTGGGAATGATGATCTCGTCGCCGACGCGCACCTCCTCCAACGGGTAGTCGATCTTGTTGACCTGCGCGATGGCGCGCCAAAAGCGCCGGTCGCCGAGCGTGACTTGCGCAATCAGGTCGAGGTGACCTTCCATCCCAAGCGGGATGCGAATGCGCTCCTCGTCACCGTCGAGCGCGATCTGTGGTGGGCGCCACAGCCCGAAGAAGGCCCGCCCGCGCTGAATGAACAGCGCGGTTTTCTTGTAAGGCGACGAGAAATGGTGCTCTAGCTCAAAGGGGCGCGCGGCCACAGGCTACCCACCCCCCACACTCAGGAACGCTGCCGCAGCCGCGCCGGGGTTGCGCGCGCGTGCCTCTGCGGCGGCTGCGGCGTTCGCGGCGGCGTTGTTGCCGGCCAGGATCCCCGCCGCCGTGAACACGAGCACTCCGGGCAACCTCGGTAGGAACGGTGACTGCGGAAGCCCGCCCGCCTGGTTCCGCACCGTCTTCCAGGTCGGGTAGTCCAGGTCGAGGCGCTGAAGTGACAGCGTGACCGTGGCCCCGTACGGCTGCACCGTGATGGGATGAAAGGGGTGCTCCCACTTGATGGAATAGCCCGTCGCGTAGCACCGCAAAGTCATCCAACTCCCGAACTGGACAAGCACGTACGGTGGGTCGTGCCGCGGAAACTGACTACGGTTCACCCCCTGAAGATCCTGCTCAGAGAAGCCGACTGCGCGCGCGTTGCTGAGGATCCGCTCCTTGAGCGCCGTTGCCTCACGCTGTAGCGGGAAACAGAGCGCCTGGCACCACCGCGCCTTTCGCTCCATCTGCGTGAGGATGCTCTCCAGGTCCGTGACGGCCAACTCCCGGATGTTAACCTCGCGCCCGAGCGTGCTCCCCGCCCGGAACTTCAACTCCAAGTTGAACGCGGACCAGTTGCCGCCACGGTAAGCCGCGAACCCCGGCTGCGGCATGCGGTCCGCCGCGATCTCGCGGTACCCCGCGACGGCGTAGGACTCCTCGATGCCGTCCATTGGAAAGCTCTCGAAGTCCAACTTGCTGTCCTTGCCAACCGGGTCGTCCTCCAACACGAGCGCACACATCGCCATTTTGGCGAAGCCGACCCCAGGCGTGAAGTCCGTAGGGCGGTGGGTCACCAACTACCCCCGTTCATACCCGGAGCCATGTAGATGTCGCCCATGCCGCGATCTTCGTCCTGTGCCGGCGTCTCCGTGTTCATCGACAGAACGCGCATAGTCCCACGCGACAGCGTGCGGTCGATGCTCATGGCGATCTCCACGAGCCGATCCAACGCCGGGAACTTCATGTCAGGGAGGATGGGTGCGAGCGTGCGCTCGACCACGTCAGGACTGAGCGGGAGGACCATCTCGGGCCCAGCCTCGCCGATCAGCTTGCGCGTCGGGCCGGTGACCACGCCGCCCGCGGCCATCCCACCTTCGCGCGCCACCTTGAGCGCGCGCATGCGCTTGTTGAACTCCTCGCGGTCTTGCGTCTGTAGCACGCCCGGGTCGATCTCCGCCGACAGCGGCGCGGCCCCGCCTGCCTCCTTCAGCGCGTCCGTCAGCCCAGCGCCCGCACCTTCGGCTTCCTCCTCAGCGAGCCCCACCATGACGAGCAACTTGTGGATCGCCCCGCCAAGGAAGCCAAAGTAGTCCGTGACCATCTTCTTGAGCCCCGCGAACACACCCTCCATCCTGAATACGTTCACCAACTGCTGCGCGTAACCGATAACGCCGTTCACGAAACCGATGATTGGGTCGATCCAAAGCAGCTTGAAATCGCTCAGGTACTTGCCGAGCTTCGGACCGAAGAAGTCATCCAAACGGTCTGCAAGCTGACCGACCAAGTCCGCAACCGCCGCAATCCACAACTCGATCTGAGGCATGTTCTGGTCAAGCCACTGCGCGACCTTGAGCAACAGCGGGACGAACACCTTCTCCAACAACGTGACCACAATGCGCGTGAGTGGTGGGATCAGTGGAATGAGCGCCCCCAACAACTCCACCGCAACCTTGACGAGCGCCGGCCCCACCTGCACAACGGCACGCATTAGCGCCCCACCGATCTCCTTCCCAGCCGTGAGCAACGTACTCATCAACTTCAACAAGACTGGCTTAGCGGCCTTGATGATGTCGAACAACCCCGCCATGATCCCCTCAGGGTTCCCCTTGAGAAGATCGGCAAGCATGGTACCCAACTGAAGGGCCGCCAACTCCAGGAAGACCGCCAGCGGCTTGATGTAGGGCACAATCGCATCGGCCAAGTTCTGCGCGATCAACTCCAGTGTCATCGAAAACGGCCCGAACGCCGTCTCGACAATGGCGGCGAAGGTTTGGATGGCTGGGGTGACCTGCTCCACGATCATGTCAAGCAGAGGCGAAAACAGGTCGAGCAGCTTCCCGAAAGGACCGAGCATCACCCCCGCGATCCCGCCCATGTCCCGAAACGCGTTGGCAATCGACTGGATGTCTATGACCTTGCGCAAGAAGTGCCCAGCCTGTTGCGCGACCTTCACGAACCCCAACCCAGCAATCTTTGAGAACTGAGCGACAAGATGCGTCGTCCTCTTTAGTAGCGACGGGAACTTCTCCAACTCCGTGCGGGCCTTATCCATATCCTCGCGAGCATCCTTCAACTTCTCGAATGCTTCGCCCAATGCTCGCGCACGCTCTACTGGATCTCCGATCTTGGAGATGCCCCGAAGGGACTTCTCGATGTCACGAACCTTCGTAGCAGCGTCTGCGTACTTGAGGCGCGCCGCCGCGCGCTCGAACATCCCAAGCCGGCGCTGCACACTGAACGCAACGGACTCGAAGCCCTTCTTAATGATGGGAAGCGTCTTTAGCAGGCCGCCCGCGACGCGCCCCGCCGGCGTAGTCATGAACCTGTTAACGACCTTCTGCACGTCGGTCGAAAGCATCCGCACACCAGCGTGGGCGAAATATAGCGCCTTCGTCAACCGCGCGCCAAGGTTCATCTTCGCCAGAGCGATGACTTGCCCAAACGACCGCGACGCACCCTCCGCCATCCCGGCGAAGCTCCGCAACAGCGGACCACGCTTTGACCCCCACTGCGCAATCTGGTCCGAGAAGTTACCGGCGGAGTAAGCGGCCTCCTCTATGCGTGCTTGGACAAACGTCGTGATCTTGTCGATGGAGGACGTGGCCTTGTCCTCCACCTTGAGGATCCAACCGATGGTCTCGAACCCGTCGGCCACGCTAGAACCCCAGCAACTTCGACGCGAGCATCCCGAGCAAATCGCTCAAGCTGTCCGCGCCCTCCAGCCGCTTCTTAACCGCCGCCTGCTCAACCGTCCGACGCGCGAGGTAGTCCCTACGCTGGAACGGCGCCATGAGACGCCAGTCCGAGTAGAGCACCCCAGCACGCATCATGGCGAAGCGCTCCTCCTGTACCTGCTCAACGGACCGTAGCGCCGAGGCGACGACGAAACATCGCGCCGTTCAGCGGAAGCTGCTGCCTGAACGAGTGCCCATTGGGGCACCGGAACGAAGGCGAAAGCTCGTAGCCGAACGACCTCCTCTCCGCTGCGCGTCGCAGTTCCGAGAGCAGCGGTAGCGGCGCCTGCTTGACCCACCGCATCGCGTCCAACACGCCGACGCGCTTGCCGTCGAGCGTGGCGATGGTGCGCGCGTGGATGAAGCTGTGCAGCTTGGCGCCGGGCGTCGTGGCTTGCGTGTTCTGGGCACGCTCCGCGAAGTCCTCGGCCTGGATCAAGTCCTCCAGGCGAAGGTAGCGAAGGCCCACGGTCTGCCCATTCGCGAGCGTCACGTCGATGGGCTCCGCGAGCGGCCCCGACACGTAGACCTGCTGCGCCTCGATGGCCTCCACACCGTCGATGCCCATCTCACGTAGGACGCGAAGATCCTCGTCCTCGTCCTGCGCCGTGTCGGGCGGCCACGTCGTCGGCTCGCCCAGCGCCGCTCGACGCAGCACGCGGCACGGCACCTGCGACAGCGGGCGCGAGCCGTCGAACTGCGTGTTGCACGATGGGCACACCGGGTAGAGCGGGATGTTGTCCTCGCCAAGCGAGAGCGCGAGGACGTGCAGGAGGACGGCGCTCCAGTCCGACAGTTCCAGCTTCTCGTACGGGATGCCGGCGCAGTCCACGCACTGGCTCACGACGTGGCGGAGCACCGGCGTAGCGGACAGGCCGTCACCCGCGCCGGCCAGGATCTCCTCCTGCTCTCCACGCATTGGAGAGATGACCACTACCCCCGGGTGGTCACCGTAGAGGAGCCCACCCGACGGGAGGCTGTACGGGCGCCCCAACGGGTCGGGCGCCCGAGGCGAGATGAGCTTGGGCGACGGGAGGCGGCGCCCAGGTACCTGTGCGCCCGGTAGCGCTGGGGGCGCAGCCTGCGCCACGGGAGGCCCCTCAGGACCGACGGGGCTGGCCACGCCCAGGTTCGTGGCGAGCTTGCGCAGCGGGTGTTGCGAAGGGAGTTGGCTCGGGTCCATGTTGGGGTTCACGCGATCCTCCCCGCCGCACGCTCCACAGCCTGTTCGCGAGTGTGCTCCTCCTCCAGCCTCTTGCGCTCCCACAGGAGCGCTTCGTCCAACTTCGTGATGACGCACGCACGATCGCGCGACGGCTCCGCCCGTTGGAGCGCGCGTGCGTAGTCCACGCACACCTTCAACACTTCGATGAGTTCGACGCCGTTGGTGCCGCGCGTCTGGGCAGGCCCGTTCTGGAACTGAATCATGAGGGCGCTACCACCCTCAATGAGCGCACGATCCCAACAGCCGTGGTCCTGTCCCCAGCCGCCGGGCGTCGTGACGTAAGTCGCTGGCATGTTGCCGCTCCTGGCCCATGTTGGGCCGTCACATCAAGTTGTAGAAACTGCTACCTCTTACGTTCCGCTCACCGGGGCTAGGAGGTTTTGATCCCAGATGACGCGGTCGCAGGCGAGGTCCATCTCCATAACCATGAGTTCACCCGACGCGAAGTCCACAGCGATGTCCGGCATCTTCATGGGCCAGATGCCTTCCAGCTTCGCCGTGCGCTCCGCCGTGCCGTCTGACTGGAACAGCACGAGGTTGCCCGTGGTCTTCACGAGGCCCATGGGGAGCATGAGCCCCGTCTCCTCGTTGTAGACCAGCGAGAACCACTGGAACAGGATGCGCCGCGTGCCGGGGAGGATGAAGTCCCGGAACGTGACGGTGATGTTCCCCTGCGGCTCCGGCTTCGTGGCGTAGCCCGCGACGCCGTTCAGGTAGTGCAGGTCCGCGCGACCGACGGTCCGGCCGGGCACGTTGAACTGCTGCACGCTCAGGATCAGCACCTCCTTCGCGCCTGGGATGAGTTGATCGAGGTTCAACTCCAGCATCCCCATGTTCTGCTTCTGGTGATTCCAGATTGAAGCAGCTTGGGATAGGACATTCCCGGCGTACCGATAAGCGGTGACGGCCATATAGCTAGTGCCTCCCCTCGCAGGCTGCGAGGACTACTACGCTGACAAGTAGAAGCGCGATGTGCATGATTACGCGGCTGCCACGTCCGCAAACGATGCGCCCGAGGGGGTGAGAATAACATCGAAGTCGAGGTACTCGGTCGCGCGCGCAGGCTTGATGAACACCTTGGCGTTCACGCGCAGGTTGTCGATGTCCTCCGCCGTCGTGGTGGTCTGGTCCACGATCACGAAGTAGTCCTGGAGCCCGCGGCGCTCCTTGATGGGCGCCAGCACCGACTCGATGAACGCCTTGATCGACCGCCACAGGATCGTGTCGTTCAACTCGAACTGGAACTCCTTGGCCCCAGCGTCGAGCTTGTTCGCGATCACGTTGACGGTCCACGACACGTTGATGCGGTCGAGGCTCGTCGCCGCGCGTTGCGCCGTGCGCTGCCCGTTCAACTGGAGCCCACGGCCCGAGTAGGCCGCGATCACGTTAACGATCTCCGTGCGCTGACCGACCAGCCCGTAGACGAGGTTCTGGTCGTCCAACTCGACCGAGTACTTGACAGCGTCCGCCAGCACGCGCCCGCGACGCCCACCAGCGATGGGGAACCACGGCGCCGCCACCGAGTCCGTGTTGGCCACGAGCGCGGCCACGTCACCGTCCGGCGGTTCGATGACCTGCTGGTTCACGTACTGGTCGAGGTAGCTGAGCCACGGGGCGAACACGGCCATGAGCCGCGAGTCGATCGCCACCGACGGCGGGAAGGGCACGCGAGCCGTGGCGACGGGCGGTAGCGACGGGCCCGAGTTCCACTCGCCGTTCACGAAGTCGCGCACCTGGAACACGTCGTCAGTATCCGGGGTGGGAACGATGCCGATGCACCGCCGGCCCTTGCGCTCACAGAGCGTCTGAAGCGCGGTGATGACGGGCGCGTGCCACTGGCCCGGCACCATGATCCAGTCGAGAGGAACGATGTCCGCGTTGCGGAACATCTGGAGCCCGGTCGTGACGGAGCCCACCTTGGTACCGACCACGTCCGCGTTGGTGAAGGCGCCGCTCATGCCCGCCGACTGCGCTGCGGTGAGGTCCACGTCGAGGATCCCGCCGTCGTCGGTGACGGTGGCGCGGATGAAGTCCGAACCGTTGAGCGGATCGTTGATGGCGTTCGCGAGATCGTTGAGCGTGGGGGCCTGGCCGAACGACTCGATGATGTTGAGCGCGCCGAAGTAGACGCGCGCGAGCAGCGTCCCCGCCAGCGACGGGTCGGCCAGCACCTCCAGCCACAGACCGTCGGTCAGGATCGGGCGGTGGTTGCCGATGTCGCCCGGGTAGCGACTCGTGAAGTGGAGAACCACCTCGTCAGCGGCCACGAAGACAGCCTCGTCGAGCAGGGGCGCGCTCGTCCACTGGATGGACGTGCTGCCGTCGCGCAGGTCGAGGAAGTTGTCGGGGTCGCTGGGCGCGGCGACGTTCTGGCTCCAGTAGTCGGCGTCCTGCGATGCACCGAGCGTGGCGAACGACACCTGCGGATCGCCAGCGCCGAACGCGCTCGCCTGCGCGCCCTGGAACGCTACGAGGCGGTTCGCCTGGCGCCGGAACGGGGCAGGCGACAGCGAACCCACGAACACGGTGTTGGTCCCGTCTCCGAAGCCGAGGATCTCGGCCACCGGCATGTACACCGCCGTCATCGTGCCGTTGTCCAGCACGTCGAACGTGTTGGGGCCGGTTGTGATGAGGTCCAGCGCGAGCGCGAACGCGCCCGTGGTGTGGTCGAGGTAGTTCGTCCCGTTGTAGTTGTTCGCCGCCGCGGGGTTGGTCAGGTCCATGCCCGCGACGTTGGCCGTGGTGTCCGCGACGAACTGCGGGCCCGTGCCGCGCAGGTTGCGGCGCGCCTGGTCGAACGGACCGGACGTGTACACCACGCTGATCTGCGCAGCAGCCGTGATGGCCGCCGAGTAGGTGACCGTCCACGCCCCCGTAGCGTAGTCGATGGTTCCCGTGACGGCGACGGCGCGCGGGTCGCCGCGCGGGCGCGTGAGCCACCCGCCCACGCCGTTGTCGTAGACCGTCACCGGCGAGCCGGCCACGTCGCTCGTGGTGAGCACCACGCTACCAGGGGAGATGGGCGTCACGAGACGTGAAGCGCCCGGATCGGTGTCGGCCGCCGTCGCGTCACCGCCCGCGTCGCTGGGCTGGAGCACCTGCTGCTTGGCCGCGTCCACCTCACCAGGGACGGCGCCGCCGCCCATGTCGAGGAGTTGGATGTCGTAGCGCGCCTGGATGGTGGCCGCCGTCACGGCCGGGAACAGCACGCCGCCGATGGGATCCCAGGTCGTGACCGTCCACGCACCCGTGCGGTAGTTGATGGTCCCCACGACGACCACGCTCGGCTGTCCGATGGGGGCGGTGCGCCAGCCGCCGAGGCCGTCGTCGTAGATCGCGGGCGGCACCGGGTCGGTCGGGTGCTCCGGCGTGAGCACGACGGAGCCGGGGATGAGCCACCCCGCCAGCGTCTTCAGCGTGGCGACCGACGACGCGGCCCCAGCCGCCGCAAGGGCCGCGGTCCCCACCTGCTCCTCGATCGGGACCGTGATGACGACCTTGTTGGCGTTGAAGAACCCGACCCCGAGCTTGGGACGGGACAGGTTCCCAGCGTACGAGCCGAGCCCCGCCGCGGTCGCGCCCACGGACTCGGACACGGCCTTCACGAAGATGGCGCCGAAGGTGCCGCCAGCGAAGAAGGTGGAGCCAGACGCGAAGATGTTGATGCCGTAGGCCCCCGTGCGGTAGTCCACGTAGCCGACCACGCTCGCGGCGCCAGTCAGGATGCCGAGCCCAGCACCACCCGGCGTGTAGGCCAGGTTCCCGTTGTCCGTGAGTTCCACGAACGCCGAGGCGCCCGTCTGCGCGCGGATGGTGAAGGTGCCGGGGACGATCGGCTGGCCGATGCTGCCGTAAGCGACGGTCTGGCCAGCGAGCGGAGCGTCGATGGTGCGGATGGTGGTGAACACCCGCGAGCCCGCCACCGAGTCCATCTTGCCGAAGAAGCGCCGGCCCGCGATCCCTGACGTGGCCGACGCCACGCTCGCCGTCTTCGCAAAGGCGCCGTCGTCGCCACCAGAGAACGGGCGGGGCTGGAGCGCCCCCGTGACCGGATTGAGCGTGGGCGCCGGGAACGTGTTGCCGGCGCCAGGCGCAAGCTGGATGCGGATGTTCCGCGACGCGTTGTTGACGCGCGTCTCCACCACGCCGTTGTTGAGACCGATGTAGATGTCGGCACCGATGGGCGCGCCGTCAGCGAACACCTGGAGGTTGTAGGTCTGCGTGCCGTTGTGCGTGACGGACACGGACAGGCCGCCGTCGTTCGCCCACGAGCCGGGGCTGGCCGCCGAGACGAGGAGGATGGGGGTGATGCCGTCGGCCGCGAACAGCGTGAGCGTGGCCGTCGCGAGGTTGGGGCCAGCGACGCGCACGAACTTGCCCTGATCGCCGCGCGACAGGTACCTGTTGAACCCGCGCTGCGCGTACATCCGATCGACCGGCTTGCCGTGCGTGCCGGCGAAGTTGCCCTCGTCCGTGAAGTCGGTCAGGCGGTTGATCGGGCCCTTCGTCGCCGGGCCCACGCACCCCATCACGGCGTTGGTGGTCCGCGGCGCGTAGAGGGTGAGGTCCGTGATCCGAATGGTGATCTGTGGGGCGACCATGCGCTAGTCCTCCGCGCTCACGTTGAGCGTCTCCAGCAACGCGTTGCTGTCCTGATCGAAGATGTCGATGTTGAGGTCGCGAACGATGCGACCTTCCTCCGGTCGGTAGGGCAGGTAGAACTCGTAGCGGCCCTGCCAAGTGAGACGGACTTCCTTGTTGCCTGCGGCGTACTCCAGGTTGGTGTTGTCGGT